CGACCCGGGCATCGTGCAGAAGCACATCGCGCAGGTGGCGCACGACATCGCGTTCCGCATTCCGCTCCGCTCCGTGGCCCTGCTCGTGCGCAACGAGAAGATGCAGCAGGCCCTCGTGCAGCGGCTCGGCGCCGAGCGCGCGAAGCTGTTCGACGACTACCTGATCGACGTCGGCCAGCAGCGGGGGACCGAGGGCGTCGCGTGGGCGGTCTCGGCCATGTCGGTGCTGCGCGGGTTCATGAGCACGAACGTGCTGGGCTTCTCGGGCCCGAACGCGCTCGAGGACGCTGTCACCGGTGTGCTCGGGGCGATGCCCGGGGCGAAGCTCCGGCCGGATCACCTCGCCGCCGGCGTCGCCGCGGTGATGGCGAGCCCGATCGAGGCGGTCAACGAGGCCGAGCTCGACGCCGGCCGAGCTCGCGGGAAGCCGGGGGAGGGCGAGCTGCTCTCGCGCAAGAAGGGCCTCGCGCGCGAGCTCGCCTCGAACCTCTCGCAGCTCACCTCGAGGTTGCCGCCCATGGCCCGGGTGGCGAACGCGTTCATCAAAGACAACGCGTTCATCATGCAGGAGATCGTCGACCGGCAGGTCTCGGCCGCCATCTACATCGCAGCGAAGCGCCAGGCGCTCGCCGGCGGCGTCGACGAGCTGCGCGCCATCGAGGAGGCCGAGGCCGCGGTGCGGCTGCTGATGCCCTCGGGGCACGTGGTCGACAGCTCGAAGGTGATGCGCGATCGCGGCGTGCTCTCCGCAATGCTCGTGTTCTTCCGCTTCTGGAACACGGCCTACAACGTGACGCGCACCCGCACCGGCCGCGACGTGCTCGCCGGGAAGAACGCGCAGGCCGTCGCGACGATGGGCGGGCTCGTGCTCGGCTACGTCTTCGCCTACGCGATTCTCGGCTCGCTCGCGCGCGGGCAGGGCAAGGAGAAGGACGAGAGCTGGCCGCAGTGGTTCGCGCGCAAGACGGTGACCGGCGTCACCGGCCAGCTGCCCGTCGTCGGCGAGCTCGCCGAGGCGACCTGGTGGGCCGTCGCCGGCGGCAGGAAGCGGGAGCCGCGCAACAACTCCATCAGCGGCATGGTGCAGAGCATCTTCAACCTGCTGCAGCGCGCGACGAGCGACGACGCCGAGGCCGACCAGAAGCTGCGCGCGGGCATCGGCGCCGGCGGGCTTGCGACCGGCCTGCCGACGGCCGCCGTGATGAAGGGCGTCGGCTACCTGCTCGACCTGCACAACGGCCGCGTGCACCCGCGCGGGGCCCTCGACGTCGCCGGCGGGCTCTTCTACGGGCAGAAGCTCGAGAACCCCGCGGCGAACCCCGCCACGATGGCGCAGGACGTCTTGTCGGGCGAGGACGTCGGCGCCGGCCCCTACTGAGCGGCGAGCTGCTCCGGCCAGTACCGGGCGATCGCCGTGGCCGCCTCGGTGAAGAACGCATCGGGGCACGAGTCGCGATTCGCCAGGCGCACGGAGAGCACGCGCTCGCGGTTCTCCATCTTCACGACGAAGACGTGCAGCTCGGCGTCGGTGCCGCTCAGGGCCACCAAGCCGAAGTTGCACACGCCGGCGATGTCCGCGGCGTAGCGCGTGGTCGCGTCGGGCAGCTGGTCGACCTCGAGCACGCGGAACCCGAGCTTCTGCAGCTCGAGCCGGAGCGCCTGCCTGTCGCCCGGCGGGCCGACGAGGGTCAGCTCGCGGTCGCCCGCGAAGCCGAAGTTCTTCTTCACGAACGTGTCGGCGTGAGCTCCCGCCACGCAGCTGCAGAGGAACAGGGCCGGCACCAGGACGCGCATGCGCCGAACCCTACCGCCGCGCTCGAGCGGGCGACAACGCGACGGCTGTTCAGCGGAGCGTGAAGCGGCGGAACGGCATGCCGAGCGGGCCGAAGGGCTTCGGCTCCTCGAGCTCGGCGCCGAGCCACTGCAGCAGGCGGACGGCGCGGTGATGCCCGTCGTGCAGGTAGCCGAACATCGAGCCGTAGTGCTTCAGGTACTCGCGCACGGCGTGCTTCACGAGCGCGCGTGCTCCCTGGGCGACGGCGGCCGCGCGCGTGGAGCTCACCAGCCAGAACTGCGCCTCGGGCGTCTGCAGGCCCTGCTCGGCGAGCTCGCGATCGCGGATTCTCACGATGGTGCCCATCATCAGCACCGGGCCCTCGGCGCTCACCACTGAGAGCTTGTTCGTAGACAGCACCAGCAGGCGCTCGAGCATGTGCCGCGGGTTGTCGCCGGCTGCGATGCAGGCGGCCTGGTCGAGCTCGTCCATATGCGCGATCAACACCGGCGCCTGGCTATAGATGACGTCGCCGGCGTTCAGCCGCACGGGCCGCTCGAAACGGCCGATCGTTTTCTCTTCGCCGTGCCAGCCGAGGTACTGCGCGATGCCGTCGGTGCCGCCGATCACTGGTTGCCGCCTTCCTCGATGATGCGAGTCAGCTGGATGATCGCACAGGGCAGGGGGAGGTCCTGGCGAATCGCCGCGCGCGCGTGCTCGTCCCAGCTGCCGAGCGTCTCGAGCTTGAGCAGCTCGGTGCGGTTCGCGATGACGCCGTAGCCACCGCCGCCGCTCGAGGGGCGCAGCTGCTTCACGGGCTTGAGCTGCGCGTCGACGAGATCGGGCCCGACCCGCAGGCCGCGCGTGTCCTTCACCCACAGCAGCAGGCCCTTCAGGTTCTTGCGCTTCTGGGGCTCGCCGCCCACCGACAGGGTCTGCATCTCGGGCGTGTACTTGAGCCCCGCGTACGCGAGCGTGTTCACCGGCACCGCGGCCGCGCCGAGCGCAATCTGCCCGCCGGCGACGACGAAGGGGCCCGCCGGCGACATGCCCTCGCGCAGGAGCCACACCTCTTTGCCCTCGAGGTGATCGAGCCCGGTGAGCGTGGCCGTCGCCGCGCCGAAGTAGTACTTCGCGCTGTCGACGCAGATGTCGTCGGCGTGCCGCGAGACGCCGAACGGGAAGGTCGAGGTCTGGCTGCCGCCGAGCTTCGAGCGTGAAGTCATGCGCTCGATGTAGCGCCGGGAGACCCCGCCGATCGTGCGCCGCACCACCACGTAGACCGCGTCCTCCGAGCCCTCGGGCACCGTGCAAACGTTTTCATAGAGCCCGTCGGTGTCGTGCCGCCCCCAGCCGGCGTGCCGCGTCTTGGGCTCGTACGTGAGGGAGAGCAGGGTGCCGTCTTTCCGCACCGCCCACACCAGCTGCCAGGGCCGCGCGGCAAACGCCCAGTCGACCAGGCCGCGCTCGGTGCCGCCGCCGTCGCCGTAGAACAGGTGCGAGGCCTGCTCGGAGAGCGAGAGGTTCTGGTACCCCTCGTTGCCGCCGGCGAAGTGCAGCGCGTGCACGGCGAGGCCTCGCGCGAAGCCGTCGGTGCCCGAGGCGTCGGTCTGGTACCCCTCGGCGACCACCGGGACGCCCTTCACGTCGAGCATGCGCAGGTGGCTGCAGCCGATGCTCGCCTCGACCCGGCGATCCGGCGTGACGTCGGCCGCGAGCGGCGTGCCGCCGGCCCCCCAGATGGAGTGGATCGCCGCGTCGGTGCCGATGAGCAACTTCTGGAAGCTGCCGACCGTGCGCACCTCCTGGCGGGTGTTCACGGCCAGGTCGAACTCGAGCGCCTGGGTGGCGACGGGAATCTTGTACCGGTCGAACCGGTCCCACTGCCCCTGGGCGCTGATGAAGAGGGTCGCCGCGCGGATGAGCTTGTCGTTGTCGTGCGCGCCACCGAAGACGAGCCGGTCTCCGTAGAACGCGACGGCGATCGGCTTCTCGGTGCGCAGCACGCTGCCGTTCGCCTCGAGCACACGAAAGGGGTGCGTGCCGAGGGGCGGCACGATGGCGACGTTCGGCTCGTCGCCGATGTCGACGAACTTGCCGATCAGCGTACGGCCCACGAGGCCGAAGGCGTCAGCGCCGCGGCCGCGGTACAGGTTGAGCCCGGTGACGATGAAGTCGGGCGCGGCGCCGATCATGAACCGGTAGGCGCTGATGATGACGGGCTTGTCGGCGTAGAGCGCGACGAAGTGATCCGTCAGGTCGGCGACCGTTCCGTTGATCGCTGGGAAGGTGTCGGCGCCGTCGTACTGCTTCGTGATGATGAAGGGGCGCGTCTCGAAGCGCTTGCCCGTCTTCTTGTCCTGGCCGTCGAGGGTGATGGCCCAAATCCACTCGCGCAGCGGGTGCGAGGCATCGCCGGTGAAGTCGGCCGAGTCCTCGATCATCGGCTCGGACATGTAGCCGGAGAAGCCGCGGAAGGTGATGGGATCGAGGCGCGGCTCCATGTACGGCAGGCCCGGCCAGGCCGGTGGCACGTACTCGACGGGGGTCAGCGTCCAGCTGGTGTGCGTGAAGCGCTCGAGCCGGTACGCGTCCTGGGCCGGCTGCGTGAGGTACATCACGTTGCCGACCTGGGCGAACTGCACCGTGGGCAGCGCGGGCCACGGGTACGGAGAGACAATCTCGTAGGGCACGCCCGGCGAGCTCTCGATGGTGCCGCCGTTCGTGTGGAAGCGGACGTAGCGGTCGCCGAACTCGAGGACGTACGACTGCCCGTTGCCGAACACGAAGGGGATGAGGCGCACGCGCGTGCGGCTCGAGCCGCCGATTGCCGCGTCGGTGGCCGAGTACTTCCCCTCGGCGACGTACATCGAGCCGGGGCGCGAGAAGAGCGAGCCGTTCACGGTGGGGAAGAAGTTCCGGCAGACGCGCAGGCCGCGCCGGTAGATTTCGAGGTCCGAGCGGCCGTGCAGCGACTCGGCGAGCTCGCCGGCGCCGAAGGTGAACTGGCGGTCGACGCTCAAGGCTCACCCCCGGCCGGCCTGGTAGCTCGAGCTCAGCTCGGGCCCGCGGCGCACGCTGTTCATGTCGTCGGCCATCGCCTGCTCGAGCATCGACTGGTACTGCTGCTCGAACGCCACGCCCTTGCGCAGGTCCACATTGAGGCCGAGCGCGAGCCGCGGCGCGAGGCACCAGGCGAGCGCGTCGGCCGCCTTCTCCGGCCAGTACACGAGCTCGGTGACGAGGCGCGTGTACAAGAGCTCGGGGCTCTCGTGATCCGTGAGCAGTGTCTGGCCGCTGCCCGAAATCCAGCGGAGCGAGAACGGCACCTCATCCTTCGAGCCGCGGGTGAGGCCGGGGCGGGCGCCGGGGTAGATGAAGCGCTGCTTGCCGGGGAGCAGGTCCGCGGGCAGCTGGTACGCGAAGCTCCAGCCGCTGGGCGCCGTGATGCTCAGGCGGTTCAGCAGCGCGGAGGCCTCGGCGAAGTTCCACCAGCGCTCGCCGAGGACCATCGCGACGCAGGCGCTGTAGTGCACCTTCGCGACGATGGCCTGCTCAGAGTCCTCGTTGATGTCGGTGATGAAGAGCCGGCTCCCGACGTACGAGAGCGCCCGGTTCACCACGTCGGCGACGGTCAGCGCCACGGCGGCTCACCGCCTCAACCGACGTCGGTGTCGGCGGGCCTCGAGCCTTCCGGAGCGTTCTCGTCGGCGGGCGGCTGCTGCTCGTCCGTCGGCTCGTTCGCGCCGGGCCGCTGAGGGGGCGTCGGCTTCGCGGGCGCGCCCGGGCCGGTCTGCGCGTTCTTCGCGCGCTTTCCCGCGGCACGGTCGTTCAGCTCGGTGTTGGTCACCTGGTCGCCGCTCGGATCTTCCTCGACGTCCTGGCCGGGGTCGTACTCCTTCTCGTCGGCCTTGGTGTCGATGGGCACGAAGATGAGCACGCCGCTCTTCGGGTCTTTGCCGCCGACCTTCACCGGCTCGAACGTGACCGAGGGGTCGACGTCGGCGGGCAGCGAGACGAAGCTCTCGGCCGGGTAGTACACGAACGGGGGCTTGCCGTTGTCGCTGATGTAGCAGGCCAGCGGCGAGTAGTAGTGGCGACGGCCGTCCTTCGTCTTGACGGTCATCCGCTTGAGCTGCTCGTACCGATCGCGCGAGTCCTCCTCGTACGGGTTGCTCGGGCTCGAGTGCAGATCGCGCATGGACTGCAGCCGGCCGACCTCGCCCCGTGCCTGCACCTTCACGTCGTGCAGCTGGGCGCGGGCGCGCTTGTTGTCGCCCTCGAGCTTGGCGGCGAGCTCCTCGGCCGCGGCGGCACGGTCCTCGGCGGCCTTCGCCTTCTTCTCGGCGGCCTTGAGGCCCTTCTCGAGGTCGGCGAGGCGCTTCTCGATTTCCTTCGACATGCTGGTCTCCGTGCTGCGGTGCTGCGAGGTTGACGGTTAGACGGTCGGCGTCGTCTGCCGAGTCGAAGCGAAGCCCGCCCACACGGCGCCAGCGGTGCCGTCGTTCGTCGCGATGACGTAGTTCGTCCCGAGGTACCGCAGCGCGCAGGGCTGCAGGTTGCGGCCGACGGGCACCTGGTAGCCGGCGATGAGCGTCGCCTTCGCGATGGGGCCCGAGGCGTCGAGCGTGGTGGGCGAGCCGAGGTTCGTGGCCGCCGAGTTGAGAATCTGGAAGTCGACCGTCGAGGCGCCGCCGGCGGCCAGGTACGTGGTCGTGAGCTGCACCATGATGTCGGGCACCTGGTAGCTCTTCATGCGGCCGATGTCGGCGATCGGCGAGCCACCCTGCGGGATGGTGCCCACCGCGCGCAGGTCGATGACGTTCGTGCCGACGACGGTGCCCACCACAGCGACCAGCGTCTGCTTGTCGCTGAAGATGTTCTGGAGGTCTGCGAGCATTGCGGTTCTCCGTGCTGCGGTGAGGCGAGGGGTGAGGGTGGGGCGGGCCGCCCAGCTCGAGCGCGGCCCGCGTCAGGTCAGCTGAGCGGGGACTCGGTGGAGAGCAGGGCGTCGGTCTCCTTGATGGGCACGCCGCGGAAGTGAAGGATGGGCTGCCCGCCGATGTCCCGGAACGAGAGCGGGCCGGCACCGGTGACCGCGTTCTTCGCCTGCAGCTCGAGGAACGTCAGGACGTCGCGGTTCCCGTACCAGACGAGCTTCGCGCCCGGCTTGAAGATCTTCCGCTGCCCGCGAATCATCGCGTCGATGAGCGCCGAGCCCGTCGCCAGGATGTTGCCCATGTCGATGTTCGCGACGCGGACGACGTAGCGCCAGTCCTCGACGCACACGCCGAAGTTCCAGCTCCAGCTCGTCACCCAGGCCCAGAACTCGTTGTTGTTCGCGTCGCGGGTGAGCTGCTTGCCGCCGTCGGTGGGGTTGAGCCCCAGCATCTCGCCCTTCGGGAAGATGCCGTGCACCATCTTCGGGCCGTGCCCGACGAGCCACAGCGAGGTCTGGTCCGCGCCCGAGGCCGACGCGTCCATCTTGATGACCTGCGAGCCGCCGGGGCCCGTCGTCGACGCGAAGCGCGGCGCGAGGCCCTGCCACTTCTCGGGGCTCGTCAGCGTCGAGTTGTAGAAGAAGCCGGTCTCGACCTCGTTCGCGAAGCTCTGCAGGAAGGCGTCGTCCTCGCTCGCGCGGAACGCGGCGCCGTCGCCGTGCAGCGCGGCGAGCTCGACGTCGACCTTCGACATGCCGGCCATCTTGCCGATCGACTCGGTCACCTGGTCGGTGCGGCTCTTCGTGACCGCGATGCCCTCGTTGTACCGGCGGTACTGAATCGCCGGCAGAGCGGTGCGCGTCGTGATGACGTGCCCCGTCTTCGTGTTGCCCTCGATCATCTCGAGGTCCTCCATCACCACGGTGCGCTGGGTGAGGATCTCGACGATGGCTGCGATTTTCCCGTCGGGGTCGCGCCGGCTGTACGAGTCCAGCAGCGAGAGCATCGTAGCGTTGAGAACGGCCATGGCGGTCTACCTCGAGGGGTGCAGCGGGTCAGGAATCCGTGTTGAAGAGCTCGGGCGAGTTCGAGTAGCGGGCCTTCAGCTTCTCCTTCGCGGAGAGCTCCTTCTTGCCGCCGGACTCGCGAACGTCGTCGGTCTTGTCCTCGGCGAGGCCGCGTCCGACGCGCGCCATCAGGCGCAGCATTTCGGGGTGCGTCTCGAGGCGGGTCGTCCTGAGCAGCTCGCGCAGCTTCGGGGTCGCGAACTTCTGCATCGTCTTGCGGGCGAGCGCGGCCGTCGCGTCGAGCTGCTTGCCGTCTTCGCCGGCGAGCTCCTTGTCGGCGCGCACCAGGCGGTCCTGCTCGGCGATTTCCTTCTTCAGGCCCTCGGCGATCGTCTTGAGGCGCCCGAGCTCGGAGCCGGCGAAGACGTCGGCGAGCTTCTGGAACTGCTCCGGCTTCACGCCGGCCTCGATCGCCGCCTTCGTGAACGAGCTCGCCGTCGCCTCGTCGAGCTTCAGGGGCTCGGGCATCTTCAGCTTGAAGCCCTCGTAGGACTTCGTCAGCGCACCGAGCTGCTCGGCCGCGGCCTTCTTCGCGGCGTCGTCGCCGGCGCCGCCCTTCGCGTCGGCGTCGGGCTTCTTCTCGCCCTCGGCCTGCGCGTCGCCCTCGCCGCCGCTCGAGCCGGAGCCCTTCCCGTCGCCGCTCGAGCTCTCGCCCGCACCAGCTCCGTCGGCACCGCCGCCCGAGCCTCCGTCGCCGCCCTCGTCGTTCAACGAGATGCTGAGCAGGGGGAGCAGGGCTCGGGTGGCGAAGTTCATTCGCCACAGAGGCTCACCCTGCCTGTTGCACTAATCCGCGGGGTGCCTCACCGGCGCCACCGGCCGGGCCCGCTCCGAGCGATGCAGGGCCTCGTCGAGCATCTGGCGATACAGGTGTGGTGCGAAGCGCTGCAGCAGCTGCATCAGCTCGATGCCCACCTGGCGGCGCCCCGCGTGGAACGCCGTCGTGTGTGAGCTCTCGCCGGCGAAGGTCTGCCCGTTCAGCTGGCACACCTCGTCGAGCAGGTGCCAGTGCCAGGCGCGCCCCTGCTCCGTCGAAAGCGCCCATTCGGCCTGGGCCTGCAACCGCTCCTGCGGAGTCACCACCGGAATCGCCCGCGCGGGCTTCTTCGGCGCCATGCACCACCGTTGTAGTCCGAGCGCGCGGCGCGGGGCCAGGGCCCTTCACGTTGACGGGCGCGGCGGTCGCTCCCACGGTCGGTGAAGACCCGGGTCACCAAAGGCCAGAAGCCGCCGGCGTCGGGTTCTCTACAGGGAGGGTCGCGATGCAGGCTCTGCTTGTGCCGGTCGCTGGGAACACCCGATGCGGCGCACGCGCGCCCGCGCGAGGCCGAACGCTTTTGCCGATGCGCGACGAGCCTGTCAAGAGATCGAAATGTCATACGCGATCGCCGCGGGGTTGCACGATCGCGATCGGAGGATCATGCGGCCCGGGAGCCGCGACTCACCGGGTCTAGAGCCGGTGTTTTCACCGGGTCTAGAGCCGGAGGTCTAGACCCGGAGGTCTAGAGCCGGTGAGCTGGCACCACGACCGTGGTCTGATCCGCGGATCACGGCTCGACGGTTCGCGGGGTTGCGTCAGGGCGCGAACGGGCGCGACGCCACCGGGGTGCTCGAGCCGAGCCTCGCGAGGCACACGCGGCACGTGATCGCGACCCCAGCACGCGGCGGGGCCGTGCGCCCCGTGGCGCCGCACAGCGTCTGGGGCACGTTGCGGTCCGGGTTGTAGAGCTCGGCGTGCACCGCGGCGGCGTCGGTCTGCTCGAGCACGGGGGTACGTCGTGTTCGTTCGCGCCGTGCCTCGTCTTCCAGGTCGGGCGGGACCTGCTGCGCAAGCTGCTCGATCACCGCGGCGACCGCGGGATCGGTGCGCCCCTCGGCGGCCTCGAGGTGATCGAGCAGCGTTGGCTGCCGCGGCTCCGACCAGATGCGGCACGCCCCACAGGTCACGTCCTGGCGGTTCTGCGTGCGGGCCAGGTGCGGCCACCCCGCGGCGCCGCATGCGACGCGTTCGCGGAAGGCCGGATCGCGCACGAGCAGGTGCACAACACGCTCGCCGGCGGCCGGCGTGAACGGCTCGCGCGGCATCACCCCCGAGGACTGCAGCTTCTCGAGCACGCCGTCGCGGTACCGGTAGCCGCGGCGCTGGAGCTCGCGGAAGAGTTCGTCGTCTCGTATCTGCTCAAGCTGCAGCCGGAACTCACGCATCGGCACCCAGCTCTTCCCGCCGTCGTGCGACTCGCGCAGTTCGATGCCGAGCTCGGTTGCGATCGAAATCGCGAACGACGTCACCTGCTCCCCGCCGACCTCGAGCAGCGAGTCGAGCACCGTCAACCAGGTGCCCTGCATCTTCCCCTGCATCAGGCCGGCGAAGAACGCCATGCAGCAGGCGACGTTCTGCCAGTGTGCCAGCTGGCGGTACTCGGGGTGTTGCTCTATGCGCTGCTGCAGGTCGCGCGACTCGCGATGCACGCGGCGCAGGTCTTTGAAGAACCGGTCGTTCCGCACCACGTGCCCGCCGGCGGCCAGGTGGTTGATGACCGCGGCCACCACCTCGCGCAGCAGCCGCGCCTCATTCCAGACGTTCTCGGTGCTCATGCGTGCGGTTCTCCCGCGCGCGAACGTACCTCAGCCCTTCGGGCAGCGGTGAGCCTGCTCGGCCGAGCGAATGAACGCCCGGTCTTCGGCCGCGCGGAAGCCGGGCGCGTCACCGCCGAGCGCCGCGAGCGCGGTATCGACCTTCGTCTCGGCGACCTTCTCGTCGCATTTCGTGCAGTGAATCTGCGAGACGTACGCCTCGAACGTTGCGCCGTCGGCGTCGGTGACGGTCTGCCTGCCCATGTCGACGATTCGGAAGCCCATGCGCTGAGACTACACCCGTGGTCAGCGCCGCGCCTGAGCCGCGACGACCGGGCCCGCGTTCTTCACGAGCTGCGTGAGGGCGTTCCGGCCCTCCATGTCCGCGCTCGCGAGCACGGCCGCGCCCTCGGCCGCGGAGGCCATGGCCTGAGCCTTCTGCTGCTGCTGCGCCGCCAGCGCCTTCTGCGCACGGATGCGCTCGACCTGGCGCTTCGTGCGAACAATCTTCGGCGCGACGCCCATGTTGTCGGCGTACACGCGCATCGTCTCGTCCAGGTCGAAGTTGTCGAGCACCGACGCGTCGACGCCGGCGACGTTGCCCAGCGTGCCGAGCACGCGCTCGATGTTCGCGGTGCCGAGCATCTTCTGCGCCTGGGCCATCATCGAGATGTACTCGATGCGCAGCTCCCCGCCCTCGAGCTCCGGGGGAGGCGGCGGCAGGTAGCCGTTCCGCAGGAGAATGCCGAAGACCCGGTCGATGAGCGGGTCGAGCAGCTCGTCCTCGAGGTTCTCCATCACGGGCCCGAGCTGCAGCATCTTCTCTTCGTGCCGCTCGGCCACCTCGCGCGCGGTGATGGGCTGGCCGGCGTCGGCCTCGGCGAACATCAGCCACAGGTCCGCGTAGTACGCGCCGTTGATGCGCTCCTGCACCGCGCGCAGCTCCTCGCGCAGGCCGGGGAGCGCCTGAGGGTGCACCTCGTACGCGGGCTCGAACTTCTGATGGGCCTGAGCGCCGGTGACGTAGTTGACGTCACCCGGCATGAAGCTCACCCGCTCCATGCGCATGCTCGAGGGCCCGTTCATCGGCGGGTCCGCCAGCTTCTCGATGAGCTGCAGCTTCCGCGACTCCATCAGCTGCAGCTGCTTGCAGTCGCCGATCGCCACGCGCCCCGGGTTGCCCACGCCGTAGACGGTCTCGCCCGTGGTTTCCCACCGCGGGGCCATCACGGGGAACTCCTCGAAGCCGCCTTCGCCGAGGATTCCGTCCGTCTTCGCCGCGTTGATTTCGAGCCAGCAGCTCTTCCACGGCATGCCGCGGCCGCCGTAGCCCTTGCGGTCACCAGCTGCCCGCGGCGTGACGACGTGCAGCAGGTCGACCCAGTCTTCCTGCCGCGCGGCGCTGCGCACCTTCGAGCGCGTGGCCGCGGACAGCTTCGCGGTGCCGAAGCGCTGGGCGAGCTGCCGCACCGTCATGCCGCACTCGCGCCAGAGCCCGTCGACGCGACCGGCCGCGTTCGAGGTGAGGCAGTAGCTGCCGATGGGGTACAGCGAGGCGCGCAGAATGTCGTCTGCGTCCTCCTCCACGAAGATGGGGCACTGCCCGAAGGTGCTGAGGTCGTAGTAGAGCTTCGACAGCACCTTGTAGATGTTCGAGCGCGCGAGGGCCTGGCGGATGCGGTCCTCGACCTCGGCGAGCCAGAGCCGCACGCCGCCCACCTCAGCGAGGTTCGGGTCCGGCGTCGTCACCCGGAACCACGGCCGCGCCGGCGAGGTGATGCCCGCCATCATGCCGGCGGCGAGCACGCGGCACGCGCGCGTCGGGGTGCCGTTGATGATTTCGAGGTCGTGCCGCTCGCCGGCGCGCAGCTTGTCGCTGAGGAGGAAGCGCCCCGCGTCGGGCAGCACGTGCTCGACCAGGTCGCGCCACACCGGCTCCCACGAGCGGCGCTGCTGCTTGAGCGACTCCCACGACAGCATGAGGCGCTGACGGGCATCGCCCGTCTCGGCCTGCACGCTGCTGTAGGACTCGGACGCCAAGCGTCACCTCACTTCAGCAGCGAGTAGTCGACCGGCGCCGGAGCACCGGGGTTGTTGGCCAGCGCGTCGCGGCGGTTCGACTTGAGCAGCAGCTGCGCCGCCTGCCGCTTCCGCGCCTCCTGCAGCAGGTTGTCGGAGAAGTCAGGAGCGTCCGCCGGCGTGCCCGCGCGCTCCTTCTGCACCTGCACCAGGTTGCGCCCCTGCTGCAGAGGCGTCGCATCGTTCTTGATGGTCGCCGTCGCGGCCCCTTGGAAGCACATCGTCACGCCGCCTTTCGGGCCGTCGAGTAGTACTGCCGGCCGCTGTAGTTGAGGATTGGGCCACGGAGCTGGAAGCCCAGGAACGACGCCAGGCGCACGAGCTCGTCGCTGTCGGTGGGCACGGCCAGGCCGAGCTCGCCGTGCTCGAGCGTCCACCGGTCGACCAGCAGCCGCACCACGCGTAGCGCGCCGAAGCCCTTGAAGCCCGGCCCGGTGTGCGCCCACATCGTCGCCGGGTGCTGGTTCGCGTAGAGCCCGGCGAGCGCCAGCACGTCGTCGCCGGCTACCAGCGCCTTCGCGTCCATCGTCGAGCGGCTCAGCAGGTCGAGGCAGGCGTCGAGCACGCCGGCGTAGCCCGCGGCGCGAGCGAGCTGCTCGTCGGACCCGGGGCAGGCCTGTGCAAACGTTTGCACGTGCGCCGGCGTGGCGCGCTCGAGGTGCACCTTCACCGGTTCGACCTCTTCGCGATCGGGTTGTAGTGGTTGCCGCGGCCCGGAGTCGGCCCGTGCTGCCCACGCTGGCGCTGCTGCATCACGCGGTCCTCCTCGATCCGATCCGCCACCGACCGTAGGCCCGTGTGTGGCACTGGTTCGGCGAAGGTCAGCGCGGCAGCGTCGCCGCGGTTCGGCGAGGGCAGCCCGCGCTTCTTCATGTCGCGCTTCGACTCCAGCTCGATCGTGTTGTCGGCCGTGAACTTGTAGGTGGGGCCGACCATGTCGGCGATGAACTGCGAGTCGTCGGGGATGCAGCCGCGCTTCAGCCAGGCCTCGAGCTGCCACCAGCACTCCTCGCGGCGGTTCTTCAGCTTCCACTCCACCTGGCTGAAGCCGAGCGCCTTCGAGCCCGTGTCGACGGCCGTCACCGCGTAGCGCAGCTGCACCAGGCGATCGACGATGCCGGCGCCGAGCCCGTTCACTTCGACGAAGACCGCGTGCGGCTTCCACCGCTCGATGCTCAGGGCGATCTGCCCCGCGCTCTGCATCAGGTCCTGGTTCCTGAACCACTTGAACTTGAAGATGACCGCGCCCTGGCGGAAGCACAGCGCCGTTTCGTCGTCGCCGAAGCGGGCAGGGTCCACGCCCATGATGCGAGGGCTCTGCTGCCAGAGCGCCGCGTCGACTCGCCGAGCCTTCGCCTTCTCGCAGTCGGCCAGGGCGATGAGGTTGTTCGCGCCGCCCGGGGGAAACTCGCCGAGCACGTTCACCATCACCCACGGGTGCTCGCGGCCGCCGGGGTGCATCGCAATCTGCGCGCGCGCCCACTCGATGCTCACGCGCCGTGCGCGATCCGGCCGATCGGGGTCGGCCGTGATGTGCTTCACCCACCACTGAGCGCGGTTGCGCGTCGCCGCGTCGTAGAGCGGCCCGTTGACCGTGGTCGGGTTGCCCGCCTGGAGCAGGTAGGCGATGCGGCCCTCGGCCGGGTTGTGGTTCGCGAGCACGCCGTCGAGCGCACCGAAGGCAGCGCGAGAGATGCCGCCGCTCTCGTCCGCCACGGCCATGATGAAGTTCGCGTGCAGGCCGGCGAGGTTGTTCGCCATCTGCTCGGGGCTCGCGCTGCGCTCCCATGCCAGGGCCAGCATGAAGGACACGTCGCTGCGGCCGCGCTCGTAGATGGTCTCTTCGGTGTGCTCGTACGCCGCCATCAGCAGCTGCGAGCGGCGCTGCCACACCGCGAGCTCGGTCCACAGGTTCGCCTGTAGGTTCGGGAAGGTGATGCTGGTCGCGACGACCTTCGAGTCGGGGAAGCAGACCTTGAACCACCACATCGCGATCGCCAGCACCGCGGACTTGCCCGGGCCCTTGCACGCGACGAGCGCCAGGCGCTGCTTCACCTGGTCGATGGGCAGCGGGTTGCCCTCGACGTCGAGGCCGACGAGCGCGTGAAGGAACTCGTCCTGGTACGGCTCGGGCTCGAAGCCGTGCACCTGGCGCGCGTACGTCCAAGGCTCGTGCTGCCACCGGCGCATGCCCTCGACGAGGAAGCGCCGCTGCTCGGGCGTGACGTCGCTCACTCGGGCTCGGGCTCCGGCTCCATCGCGGCGCGCGCCAAGTCGTGCACCGTGAGGTTGCCCTTGAGCTCGAGCTTGGTGCTGAAGTCGCCGCGAGTCTTCCCGAGCCAGACTGCCGCGTTCACGCGCTCGCGGATGGGCAGGTGCACGTCGCGTGCGGTCGAGCTGAACAGCCGCTGCATCTCGTCGCGGTCCATCACCGCAGCGCTCTGCCGCTCGAGCTGCTGCCGTCGAATCTCGGCCTGGACCTGAACTTTCTTGTACAGGCGCGAGCCGATGGTGGGCGCGCTCTTCGCGCTGTAACCGGCCTCGATCGCTGCCTGGGTCTTGTTGCCGCGGTATGCGTCGGCGAACGCCTGCTCGCGGTCGTTCAGCTTCGTTCGGGGTGGACGCTTCGGCTTTGCCGGGGGCGCAGGGGGCTGCTCGCTGCTCACGGCCTACAGCTCAAGCCGGCCCGTGGCGCAGGTCCGGTTCAGCGGTGCATATGTCTGGCTTTTTGAGAGCGGTGTGCACCACGGAACAGCGCCGCGAATTTCGAGCGGCGCCACCGGGTCCACCGACTCACGGCGCCGCGCTTGCGGGGGCGGCCCTTCTGCTTCCCGCGCTTCCAGGCGAGCTCCTGGGCGTGCTTCACCGCGTCGAGGCGCAGCTGCTCGGCGTAGTTGACCGCGGCCTTCCGGAAGTTGTCCTTCGCGCGCTCGTAGGCGCGATCGCTGTCCGGGTTCGTGGTCATGTCGGCGAGACGCAGGTGGGCTTCGAACAGGCGCTCGAAGGGTTCCATGCCGTTCTTGCGCGAGTTCTTCTCCACGCGCTTCGTGCCGTCGCGCGACCAGCGGTAGTGCGTCCAGCAGTAGCCCCCGCGGCGGGCGAGGTCTGTGCAGTCACCGTAGGAGCAGTACTGCTGGCCGATGGGGTTTACCCCTCCTCGAGCGCCATGATCTCCGTCTCGGGGAGAATCATCAACTTGTCCCCGCCGACGTCGCGGTCGCCGTCGGCGAAGCGCGAGACGACGACGGTGGCGCCGACCTTCACACCCTCAGCCTTCATCAGGCGGCAGTCCGGGCCCAGCGCCAGGACCGTGGCCCTGTCCGAGTTCTTCAACTTGCTCTCGGGTCGGTAGAGCGATGAGCCCGGCGCGGCCATGCTGTCCTTCGGGTGCCGCTTGAGCGCCACCTTGTTGCCCAGCGGGCGGAAGCTCTTGGTGAAGACCGACAAGGGGACGGACTGCAGCGACGTTGCCATCGACGTGTTTCGAGCCATGCTCAGCACCTCGTTTGTACAGCGCGGTTTGAACCTCGGTGATTGCGATGCGGTAGAGCTCGAGCACCTTCGCGCCGAGCTCGCCCTTCGGCCGGCGGCCGCCGGCGAACTTCAGCGCGCGCACGGCGGCGACGAGCTCCTGGCGCACGTCGGGGCTGACGAGCGGCCAGTGCTCGGGGCACATCGGCTGGTCGACCATCGTCTCGCAGCCGGGCATGGGGCAGAGCGCCATCGTCGGCCGGCGCTGCCAGGTCTTCTTCTTGCCGCGGCGCGCGCGGAGCTTCTCGGCAATCTCGAGCTTCGGGCCCTTCGGACGGCGCTTCATGGCGACGACTCCTTCGACCGAGCGCGGCGGCGCCGGTCCATCGCGGCGAGCTGCTGGTACAGGCGCAGGCAGTCGTCGCTGCCGCAGTGCACCCGGGCCCGACCGGACGCGCCCTCGGCCCGCGGCGGGAACGGCCCGTCGCACAGCGGGCAGACGCCGGCGCGCGCCTCGCGCACGAAGGCCTGCACCGAGGGGAACAGCGATGGAGCCGGCTCACGCAGCTTCACACGCAGCTCCGTACGGGTGGCAGTTGCGGCAGAGCGCGAGCTGCTTGTGCCGGAAGAGCGGCTCGCGGCGCCGGCAGTCGTTGCAGAAGCCGATGCCGAGCTGCTCGCGGTCGCGAGGCGGCTTCACTCCACCTCCAGCGGCGGGAGTTCCGATCGGAGCCACGGCGGAAACCTGGGGGGGGGGCAGCACGTTTAGCCGGCGGGCTGATCGGCTTCGGCTTCGGCGGCCGCGGCGCCGAGGCGCGCACCTTCAGCAGCTCGAGCCACTCGTCGGGCGAGAGCACCTTCGTGGGCGGCTGTGCGGGAAAACTCGGCGGGGGCTTCGACTTTTCCCGGTTGACCCGGCGCGGCCGCCGAGGGCGCTTCTTCGTGCGCAGCGCAGCGGCGGCCGCCTTCGCCTTGGCGTGCCGCATCTGGTTCTCGCTGAGGCACTTCCGGCAGCGCCGGTAGCCCTCGGCGTTCGTCACCCCGAACTGCGCATCAGGGTGGCCACGCGAGCAGCTGTCACGGAGCGACGGCAGCCGCGGCGGCAGTCGGGGCTCGGGCCCGAGCTGCAGGCCGAGCTGACGGTAGAACGCGCGGTAGAAGGCGGTCGCGTTCACTCGGGCTTCTCCGTGCCGCTCGGGAGCAGGCCCATCGAGCCGAAGTTCGGCACCGTGCCTTTCTTGTACGCCTCCTCGATCGCGCCCTTCATGAGGCGACCGAGACGGCCGGCGCGACCGTCGCTCGTGGGCACGACGAGCTGCGCGAGGAACGCATCCTCGAAGCTCTCGACCCCGGTCTCGACGCTGACGAGCTTCGCCTTGATGCAGAGGTACAGCGCGCGCCACAGCTGCCGCTCGAGCTTGTCGGCCCGCGACTGCGACTCCTTCGCGGCCTTCTTCACCGGCTCGAGCGGGAGCTCGAACATCACGCGCCGGTCATGCATCGACCAGGTGACGACCGCCCGCCCCTGGTCGTCGCCGCGCATGTAGCTCTCTGCCCCGCGGCCCTTCACCAGCGCCTCGATCTCGGCCTGGCTCTGCGCGACGGGGACCTTCGTATCTGCTGCGAACGGAGTCGGCTTTCGCATCACGCCCTCGCCGCCGGCGGCGCGATGTTCGAGAGCGTCGTGAACAGGAAGTCGCCGAACTCGCCGAGGAACTTGCGCGACATGGCCAGCCGCGACGAGCGCGGATCCGCCGAGCCGAGGCCGCTGCACATGAACTTCACCAGGCCGCCGTCGGGCTCGAAGAAGAGCATCCAGCTCCCGCCCTCCGTCGGCTTCTGCGCGATGACCCGGCACTTCGGTTCGAGCGTCGCCGGCCGCGCGAGCGGCGAGCTCTCGCCGGCGCGGCAGCACTCGACGAGCACCTCCGCTTCGGCCCGGTTGAGGTGCATGGGCTTCAAGTCGGCGAGGGCGATGATGAGCCCCCGACACCCGAGGCAGCCGACGACTGCGACCCTGCGCTCGTTGCCTTCCGCGTCGCGAATGACTCCGACCGACGCTTGAACGATTCGTTGCATGTGCGGTTCTCCCGTGTGGTGTGACGGCTGAGGTCAGTGCTCTTCCTTCTCGTCGGGCTCCTGCTCCTCGAGCTCGAGCTCCTCCTGCGGGTCGCGCAGCTCGCCCTTGACGCGGATCATTCCGCTCTCGGACATCGCCTCGAACTTGATGGAGGCGCCGTCGTCGGCCGCGGCCGCTGCGCGGACCTCGAACTTGTCTTTCTTCAGCGCGTTGGTGACCAGGTACTTCAACGTCTGCTCAGACAGCTGCTTCTGCGGCTTGGCCATGCGGCCTCCGGGGTGCTGCGGGTTGAACAGGTGGGGAAGACAAACGCCCCCGTCCCTCGGGAACACCCGCACGGGTGCCGCCTCGTGGCGTAGGGACAGGGGCGCTCGGAGCGAGTGCTCACGCGTAGCCTCGCAGAAAACGGCGATGCCATCCGAGCAGGTAGCAACCGAAGAACGGCGAGCCCGACGCGCTGCCGCCGTTCCCGCGGGAGAGCTGCACGCCGGCGGTCTCGTTCGTCGCGAAGCGCGGGCGCCCAGGAATCTCGAAGGTGCGAAGCGGCGAGCTGCGGCGATCGCGCCGCTCAGCGACCCAGGTCTGCCAGGGCTCTTGCTCGGTCTTGTCGTTCGGCAGCAGCATCGAGATCGAGCTGCAGCGCCCGCGTTTCCACTCGAGCCATGCTTTCGGGAGCCAGAGGTGCCAGATGCTGAACGGCACGTTGGCCCAGACGTCCCCACTCCAGGCGCGGGACAGGCCGTCGATGAAGCTGCCGTCGAGCTGCAGTCCGAACCACCGCGGAGCCAGGTGCGACTCGGGGCACCCGGCGACGTCGAGCGTGAAGCGCTCGAGCTGCATCTTCGCGAGGCACCACAGCTTCGTGGGCTCGCGGGTGTAGCGCTCGTCCTTCGGGTTCAGCCCGAAGCGCGCGAGCACGCCGGCGTCGACGAGCGCGCTCACGGGTGGTCGACCTCGCGCAGCGTCGGCTGTGCGCGACGGAGGTACGGTCTCTTCAGCTCGAACTGCGCCCGGTTGCGCGCGGCGATCTCGCGCAGGATGCGCGCGCCTTCATTGAGCACGCGCGCCTGATTTTCCATGTACTCGGCGAGCCACGTGTTCGTCTTGGCGACGTGCAACAGGTTGATGCGGATCACGCGTGGCCCCCTTCCATCTGCACGTCGCGCTCGGGCTGCACGTCGACGTCGGGCTGCTCGGCCGTCGTGTCGAGCGCGTGCTTCACGAGCTCGGCGATCGACTCACGCTCGAGCGGTGTGCCCGAGGCCAGCAGCCACGCGAGGAACTCGGCGCGCTCGCGGCTCACAGGAGCGACCCCTGTTTGCTCAGGTCGGTGATGACGAGCTCGGCGCGCGGCCGCTCTTTCGACTCGTGCCGGTACGCGTGCAGCTCGGCGATCTGTGAGTCGTCTTCGTAGCCGGCGTGGCCCGACAGGGCGTCGAGCATGCCCTTGAAGTAGTTGTCGAGGTCGCCGGCGGCGCGCGGGCGGTACAGGTGTAGCGTGAGGCACACCTCGGCGGGCTTCAGAATGCGCGGCCGCCCCATGCGCTCGAGCAGGTTCATCGCGCTCATGCGGTAGGCCTCGGCTTCGTCCGAGAGGTACGTGAACGGGATCGCCGTCTTGCGGCACCGCGCGCAGGCGTTCTTGATGCCGGCCCGGTACATCGCGTTGAGCGACGGCGGGAAGGGCAGGGTGAGAGAGATGCTCACGGCTGCACCGCGGCGAGCGACACCAGCGGCCACGCCGGCATGATCAGTCCTGGCGCGTGCACGTTCGCGTACGCGTCGACCCAGCCGTCGCACGCGCACCACGTCGGCGACGGCTGCCCTGGGCATTGCACGAGCACCTGAAAAGGCCTGTGTCCCTCGTGCGTGCGCTCCGCTCGACGGAAGCGCGCTCTCAAGACTCCCTCCCAATGACCACCGCGATCGCGTCGCGGACGTCGGTGCGCCGCCACTCGAGGTTACCCAGCGCCCAGACCAGGTACTCGTGGCCCCTCGGCGAACGGTCGATCTCTTCGAGGGTCTGCCCGCCGAACTTCCCGAACGGCATGCGGACCTGCAGCGCCCGCAGCTTCGCGCCTCGCTGCGCGTCGTGATCCGCGCCCTGCTCCTCGCCGGCGCCGCCGTCGCGGAAGTACTCGGCCGCCGGGCACAGCGTGAAGTGCGCGACGTACGCCTCGACCGTGTCGACCGGGCGCACGACCCGTGCCTTCAGCATGCCGACGTCGTCGACCTGGAGCGCGATGTTGCCGCCGTGCACCAGGTCGGGCTCGATGGGCATCGCCTTGCCGTTCGGCGTGGTGGCCCAGAGGATTGCGGCTCGGCACTTCCTGCAGACGTCGCCGGCGCGTTTCAGGGCTTCAGGGGTGAGGAAGGTCATGTGCGTTTCTCCCGGGTGCTGCGCGCTGCTGCCGTCAGGAGGGTGCGCAGCAGGTCCTCCCGCGTGCGGCCGTGCTCGAGGAGCCAGCCGGTGAAAGAGAGGAACTCGCCGTCGGCGGCCGCCTGCAGCTGCCACCAGGTGCGCTCCGCCGGCGACTCGAGCTCGAAGGCGCCTGACGGCTCGAAGTCGCCGAGCTCGGGCACGAAGGGCGCGCTGGCGTTCGCGTCGACGAAGTCAGCCAGGCGGGCGAGGCCCGGAGAGACGACTCGGCCGAGGAGCTCCCACGCGGGCTCGAGCTGGCCGTACAGCTGCAGCGCGCCGCAGAGTGAAAACGTATGCACAGCCTCGTCGGCGTGATGCACGCGGCGGCCGCGGCCGTCGCGGCACCAGGGCTCGAGCTTCGCCCCCACCCAACCGCACTTCTCGAGCTGGCGCCGCGCGCCGAGGAGCTGGGCCTTCACGCGCGCTCCTTCGGGTTCTGCGCGGCGAGCAGCTCGTGCTGCAGCGGCTCTTTCGCCCGTGCTGCAGCGGCCGCGGCTTCCTTCTTCTTCGCCTGCTCGGCCTGGTACGCCTCCTGGCGCTTCTTGTTCTCCTCGAAGGTCGACTGCCGCCTCGCCTTCTTCGTCGCCTCGGTGGCCTCGGCCTTCAGGCGCTGCTCCTGCGCGAGGTTCACCTCACGGCCGGAGTCCGGGTCGAGCAGGCCCTGGTCGATGTGCACGTCGAAGGCGAGCGTCTTGCGCTCGATCGCCAGCTTTCCCTCGGCCATGTTCTTGATGCAGGTGAGGCGCAGCTCGCCCTCGCGCGTGGACCAGATGCCGAACGCGAGGCGCGCGTAACGCTCGGACGCGATGCCGCCGCCGGTGTCGGCGACGTCGTTCAGCGTCGGGCACTCCTGGCCCTTCGTCTGAACGAACCAGTCGTTCTTCGTGTGGGCGAGGGCGATGACCGTCACCCGCCAGAGGTCTGCGAACTCGGCGAGCTTCTCGACGGTGCGCGCGGCCGCATCGTGCTTCTGCTCGCGCGGCCGCTGCTGGTGATCGATGGTGGTGAGGTTGTCGATGTAGAAGACGCGCGCGCCGTGCTGAACGATGTACTGGGCCCACAGCTGCAGGTGCTCGTCGACGGTGCGGCCGTCGCGCTTCGAGAGAATGGTGAGGTTCTTCCAGCGCTCCTTGAGGAAGCCCTCGGCGTCGCGCGCCTTCTGCTCATCGGGGAACGGGCCCGAGTACGTCTCGCGGTACTTCAGCCCGAGCATCAGCGCCACGTGCCGGATGACCGGCCACTCGTGGTTGTCCTCCATCGAGGAGAGCACGGAGCGGATGCCGAAGGCCTGGTGCAGGTCGAGCTGCGTGCCGAGCACCGTCGACTTGCCCGCGCCGCCGGCGCCGACGAGCACCGCGAGCTTGTTCGGGTAGCCACCGAAGATGTTGTCGAAGATGCCGATGCCCGTCTTGAGGAAGCCCGAGCGGCCCTCGGCGAGCTCGGCGGCGTGCCGCGCGCGGGTGAGGTCGACAGCGTCGGAGCCGCTGATGCCCGAGGCGTGCGCCGTGTTGTAGGCGCGGGCCAGCTGATCGAACCAGACGCGGGCCTCGCCGGGTCCGAACGGGCGGCCCTCCTTGTCGGTGCCGCGCTCGAGGGCCACGCCGAGCGCCTTGAAGGTGGCCGCGATGCGGCGCACCCGTGCGGCGAGGTTCAGGTGCCGGCCGACGACGACGAGCTCCTGGTCGGTCAGCTCGGAGTCGATCTGCCAGCTCCGGAGCCGCTCGCGGTCCTCGGGAGTGAAGAGGTTCGTCGACGCGGTGCCGGCGGTGAAGACGGTCGCGGCCGACGGCAGCTCGCCGCGCGAGAGCAGGTCGAGCGAGAGCGTCACCGCGGCGCGCGCGGTCTGATCGAGGAACGCCCCGGGTGGGGGAAGCACAGCGGCGATGCGGCGGGCCTTCTCGAGGTCGGCGGCCGAGAGCAGGGCGCCCACGGCGAGCCCCTCGCGTTCGAGGTCGGTCTCAGCCCGGCGGCTCACGCGGCTTTCTCCTCCTGCGCCTTGAACCGCCGGAGCACGTTTTCAGAGAGGAACAGCTCGATGGGCCAGGGCGGCGTGCGCAGCTGACCGTCCCGGTCGACGCGCCCGAGCTCGTCCTTCAGGTAGAGCGCGAACAGCACCCCGAGGTGCTCCCACCGCGTGTACGCCTTGCCGTCGAGGAGGAAGTCGACGATGCCCGCGGCGGTGCAGGCGGCGGTGAGCTTCGGGTTGCAGAGCTTCGGCCGTTGCTGACTCTCGCGAATCAGCCCGAGCTCGGTGCAGTGCTCGACGGCCATGTGATCGAGGAAGTCCCAGCAGCGCTCCTGCGCAGACAACTCCCGCTTCGGCGCCGGCGTCGACGGAGCCACCGGCCCAGACTTCGGGCTCGACGTCGACGCCGGCGCCTTGCGGTACTGCCT